GCAAAGCAGACAGAGCGGCCCAGGTGTCCGCGAACGAAGCTAGGCGCCGGAAAGAGGTCGCACTGGCACGCCTGCGAGAGATGGAGGTTGCGGAGCGCGCGAAGCTACTGCTGCCCGCCGAGGAAGTCCGGAGTGCCTGGGTCGAGGTCGGCGGCAAGATCAAGGACGCCGTGCTTCGCATCCCGGATAAACTGGCGCCCGCCGTGGTTGCCGCTGCCGACGTGCGCGAGGTGCGCGCCATCCTGCTCGCGGAATGCGAGTCTATCCTCCGGACCCTTCACGACGATCTTCTCCATGCGGGTTTCTGAACTGATCATCGACGTGGCCGCGGCGGTGCTGCCGCCGGAGCGCATCGACTTATCGGAGTGGGCCGACCGCCACCGCAAGTTGAGCAGCGAGGGCAGCGTGCAGCCCGGCCAGTGGCAGTCCTTCCCTTTCCAGCGAGAGCCGCTGGACTGCATCAGCCCGCACTCGCCGTATGAGCAGGTGGTGCTGATGTGGTCGAGCCAGATGGGCAAGACCGAGATGCTGTTGAACCTGATCGGCTACGCCATCGCCGAGGCGCCGGGACCGATGCTGGTCGTGCAGCCCACGTTGATGATGGCCGAGGCCTTCAGCAAGGACCGCGTCTCGCCGATGTTTCGCGACATGACGGTGCTCAAAGGCAAGGTGGCCGACCCGAAGGCACGGGATGCTGGCAGCACCATTTTTCACCGGCGTTTCACTGGCGGGCACCTGACCATCGTCGGTTCCAATTCCCCGGCGGGATTGGCATCTCGGCCGATCCGGTACCTGCTCATGGACGAACTCGACCGCTGGGAGGACAGCGCAGGCGCCGAGGGCGATCCGGCCGCCCTGGCCATCGCGAGGACGCGCACGTTCTGGAACCGGAGGGTGCTCGCGGTGTCGTCGCCGACGATCAAGGGCGCCAGCAGGATGGAAGCGGCTTTCCTGGAATCCGATCAACGGTTCTACCACCTTCCCTGCCCGCACTGTCGCCGTCATCAACGTCTGGTTTGGCAGCGGATCGAGTGGCCGGAAGGCAAGCCCGACGAAGCACAATACCGTTGCGCCGGGTGCGAGCAGTTGATCCCACACCACAAGAAGGCGTGGATGGTAGCCAAGGGCCGATGGGTGATTACGAATCCCGCGTCCGGTATCGCCGGCTTCCATTTGAGCGAACTCTACTCGCCGTGGCGCCCTTGGTCGGCGCTGGCGGTGGAATGGTTGGCCGCGCAGGGCAACATCGAGCGGTTGCGCGCATTCATCAACACGTCTCTCGCGGAACTGTGGGACGACCAGGCGGCCGGCGCGGTGACCGAGGCCGAACTGCTGGCGCGGCGGGAGGTCTACGGCCCGATGCTGCCCGACCGCGCCGCCGTGGTGACGGCTGGCGTGGACGTGCAGGATGACCGCGTGGAGGTGTCGGTCTACGCCTGGACCAAGGCGGAAGAATGCTGGCTGATGGCGCACCAGGTGATCCCAGGCGACCCGAGCACGCCTGCATTATGGGCGGCGCTGGAAGGCTTCTTACTGAAACCCTGGCCGCACCCCCTCCTGGGTCCGGTCAACATTCATGCCGTGTGCATCGACAGCGGGGGCCACTTCACGCAGGCGGTCTGTGATTTCTGCGAGCAACGGCGCGGCCGGCGCGTCTGGGCGATCAAAGGTATGGCGGGCGCGCGTCCGGTCTGGCCACGGCGGCAGAGTAAGGCTGCGAAGGGCAAGGTCTACGTGATCGGCGTGGACAGTTGCAAGATGTCGATCCAGCAGAGGTTGAAACTCACGGAGGGCCCCGGCTGCATCCACTTCCCCACCACGGTGGGTTTGCCGTTCTTCGAGCAGATGACGAGCGAGTATCTGAAGACCGAATACCGACGTGGCTGCCCGGAGCGAACCTGGGAACGCCGCAAAAGCCGCGCGGCAGAGGCGTGGGACTGCGTGGTGTACGCGCTGGCGGCTGTTCAAGGGCTGGCCAGTCATGGAGTCTCACTCGATGTGGAGGCTGATCGCGCGGAACTGCTGCGACTGAATGGCCGGCCGGAGCCAGTGGCTCCGTACCGAGTCTATCGGTCCCGGTTCGTGGCTGGTTGACCGATCCCACAACCACGACCCGAACTCAATGGTTTCGTGCTTCTCAGCTCAGAACAGTAATACCCGGAACAAGATCAGTCAAACAAAGATAGGCAACCATCTCAGCGAGGGAATCTGGCCTCGTTCTTCTTCAGCCACTCCTGCCATTCCTCCAAGCGCGACAGTTTCTGACCCGTCAGCTTTGTGAGAGCCTCTCTGACGCTGCCTGGATTGTTTTGGTTGTCGCCATAATCCTTGAGTTCTGCAAGTGCGGTGATCAACGGCGAGACGGCACGTGGATCGTCGGTTTCCGCGAGGGCACTCGCAATGTAGATGAGGGCTTGTTTCTTGCCCTTCAAAGCCTGAATGAGAGCGTCTGTTGCGCTCGGGTCGTGCATCAAGCCCAGACCATGAATCGCGTCGTACTCGAATCGAGAACTGGGTATTAAGATGATCAGCGCGGGTATACCACGCTTATCCTTGGCGGCCACGATGCGTTTCACAATTTCATTCGCGAGAGCAGGGGCTTCCTTTAGGCCAGCCGAATCGAGGAAAGGCAACAGTGTCGCGAGATCCGTCGGTTGGCCCTGGATTTTGTCCAAGGCTTCCAGGGCCTTGACTCTCAAGTCGTCCAGGTTGGCAGCCCGGTCGAGAAGAATAGTGGTCAACAACGGTATTGCCCGCGTCTCGCGAAGTTCCGACACTGCCCAGATCGCTCCACCGCGGACGTCGCTGGGTCGGCTCAGTCGCGCCAAGATCTCCCTTCTTGCGGGTTCACCAAGTGGCTTTAAAGTATCGAGTACTATTTCTCGGACTTCAACGTTGCCCTTTCGGAGACTAAGGACGCTTCTCCAGTCGTCCAACGCGGCTGCCAAGTATGGAATCGCGGGCGCAGCAGCCTGCCCCATTTGTCCGAGACTTGCCGCCGCGGTCGCCCGTTTCGCGGGATCATCCGAAATGAGTCGTTCGATCTCGTCTCGGACCGTCTTCGGGATTTCCGCGATCTTGGCCTGAGGCGCTTCACGAGGCTCCTTAGCCGGCGCCGCAGTTGCCCCTTTGGCGGGCGGGTTCGCTTTCTTGGAGCTGGAATCGGATTGCCAAGCATTCGCAAGAGTGCCGGCCAGGACGAACAGTATCGCGCTGAGAACCCTCAGAAGCTTGAACTTCACCAGGCGCCTCCTTCCTTTTTCGGGACTCTCCAGCATAGCAATTCTCCGGACCACGGATCACAAAAAGGGGCGTTTTTCAAGTCTCCTTGACAAACCTGCGCTGTACTGGTTTAATCAAGAGGTAGGCTGCTCCGGACTCCCGGAGCTCCAGATCCCTGGTTGGACATCCGAAGTGCGCCCGAACAAAATCCGCATCCTGAACCCGAACCAGCACGGAGTGTGCTGGACGGGCCGCAACCGTGCCGAGAGGTATGTCCGCACGGGCCGCGCGGTGTTCGTCGGCCTGGCCGCCATCCGCTTTATCGCGAGCGATGCCCGCAACATCGCCGCCGGCAAGAAAGCGGCGGACGCCGCAGCGGGATACGATGACATTCGGCGCATCCTCACCGTAGAGGAACTGGCGCACATCCCTCTGGTGAACCCGCATAAGGCGCTCTGGAGATAGCGATGGCACGCAAGCAGAGAACGGTCGCGGAGTTGTGGGAGGAGATCACCGGCAAGGAGTACATCGTCGCTTACGTCAACGGCGAAAAGCCTCAAAGGTGGAACTGGCTCGATTACCCGATCTTCTCGTTTTCTGATGTGCTCGAATTGACCGGCTTCCCGCGCGGCCGCGTCGAGGGCTTCATCAGCCGCGGCGTCTTGGAATTGCAGGCTTACGATCCGAATCCCGGAAGCGGGCGTCACATCCGGTACACCGGGCGCGACATTCTGAAACTGATCGCCGTGAACGGATTGACCGCAGCGGGCGCATGGCCCGAGTGCCTGAAGAACACGTTCCGCACCAACGGCCAGTTCGATCTGGTCCTGAACACCTACCAGTGCGGCGACTACTCCGAAACCAACAGGCCCGACACCATCGAAATGAACACCCGCGCGGAGCGGCTCTTCTACGACACCGGCAAGACGGACCCTTACAGCAACGTACTGGAGTTGAACTTGGCTCGCATCCGGCGCGAATGGCCCAGGGTTGAATGGGCTTGCCTCACGTTCGACATCGGAGCGTTCATCGCTGAGACGATGCCTATGCTCATCCGCTTCCTGGAGAGCAAGGGTATCCGCATCGAAGATCGTTAGAACCCCATGCTCAATTGGCTTTTCAGAAACCGCTCGAAGGAGCGGGAGGGCGGGGTGCGCTCCGCGCTTTGGGATGCTGCGGGTGGTGGCGCCCGACTGACCAACTGGGCGCCTGCCGGCACCAGTTTCTTGAACACGCTGCCGCCCGACGTGCTCGTCCGCCGCGCGGAGGATCTGTACCGCAACAATCCGTGGGCGCGCCTGGCGGTGGACTGCCTGACGAACAACGCAGTGCAAGCTGGCATCAAGCCCCACCCGCAGATCACCGACCCGGCGCTGCGGGCCCTGGTGCAGCGGGAATGGGCGCGCTGGACCGATCAGACGGACTTCAACAGCCGGCACGATTTCTACGGCTTCGAGCAGGCGGTGTTGCGCTCAGTAGTCATTTCCGGCGAGGCCATCGTGCGCCTGGTGCTCGCGCCCAATCAGCGGGTTCCGATCCAACTGCAACTGCTCGGGCGCGAGTTCCTGGACAACAGCAGGGTGGATAGCCGCACCCTCAACGGCATCCGGTACGACGATGCTGGGCGGCGCGTTTCCTACTGGCTCTTCCAGAAGCACCCGGCGACCGCGCCCAACATGTTGTCGGTCGAAGTGCCCGCCGATCAGGTCATCCATGTTTATGCCCAGGATCGGCCCGGTCAGGAACGTGGTGTACCCTGGCTCGCGCCCGCGATGCTGCCGCTTCGGGAATTGCAGGAATATCTGGAGGCCAGTCTCGTCAAACAGAAAATCGCGGCGCTGATGACAGCGTTCATCACCACGCAGGACGGCAGCAATCCGCTCAACAGCGTGCCTGGACAACCGCCCACGTTGGAACCCGGAGCCGCCGTCGTATTGCAGCCGGGGCAGGATGTGGAGATCGCGACCCCGCCGC